ATGATGTATGATGTTGGATATATCAAAGGAATCCAGATTACAAAATATGTAGATGGAACTACTATGGTGGATTGTGATGATATCGAGATTACTCTTAAGGGTTTGGAGTATCTTCAAGAAAATTCTATCATGCAAAAGATTTACAAAGCAGCAAAAGGTGTGAAAGACATCACTCCTGGCATGTAGAATTGCCGTCACTATGGTGGCGGTATTTTTATACCCATTTTTAAAAAAGGAAGAGGTAAAAGAACATGAAAAAATTATTTATCAGCCAGCCGATGCGCGGCAAGACAGACGAGGAAATCAAGAAAGAACGCGCCAAAGCAATTGAAAAGGCATCTGAACTGGTGGGAGAACCGGTGGAAGTGATTGGTTCTTTCTTTGAAAAAGCACCGGCAGGTGCAAAACCATTGTGGTTCTTGGGAAAATCTTTGGAACTTCTGGCAGATGCAGACGTGGCTTATTTTGCACCCGGCTGGAAAGATGCCCGTGGCTGTATTATTGAGCATAACTGTGCGATTTCGTATGGAATCAAAAGTATTATCGCATAGAAAGGCGGTGGTCCAATATCTCCAACTGGGGCGCGGGGTGAAGCGTTCTATGTAATATAAAAAGTTGGAAAGGAAAGGTTGCCTGACGCAGACAACTGGGTTATAATAATCATGTTAGAAAAATACTGGTATAGTTGCCCGGTATGTGGCAACCCAAAAATGATTCTTTTGCGGGAAGATACCGAACTGGTAAATTACCCGGCATACTGCAAACGCTGTAGGAATGAATCAGTCATAACAATAGAGCCGAAGCGCCGAATAGTTGAATCTGAAAAGGTTTGATTATCCGGTGCTTTTTTATATCCTGATCGCAGAAAATGCGATTCATAAATCATTTTAGGAGGCAGAAACCATGAAAAATATTTTTGACATTATGAAAGAGTTCGGAATCGAAGTGCCGGAGGATCATAAAAAAGACTTCGAGAAAGCTGTTCTGGAGAATTATAAGACCATGGCAGATTATGATAAACAGACAGAGAAGCTGAACAAGGCAAATGATACGATCAAAGCGAGTGATACTGCAATGAAAGATTTGCAGACGAAACTGGATGAGTATAAAGATGTGGATGTATCCGCACTGAATCAGAGAATTACTGATCTGGAGACAGAAAAAGGCAATATTGAATCTGATTATCAGAAAAAGCTGGCAGAGCGTGATTTTAACGATCTGATCAAAGAGGGGATTGCAGCGGCACATGGCAAGAATGTGAAAGCAATCACTGCTTTACTGGATACAGAAACACTGATGCAGTCCAAAAACCAGAAAGAGGACATTACAGCAGCAATCAAAACTCTGACCGAAGCCGAGGACAGCAAGATGCTTTTTGGAGATGCAGTTGAAATTGCCGGAAAAGGAAACCCGATTGGAGATATCGGTGGAGGAAAGCTGACACCGGAAGAAAAAGAGGAAGCAGACTGCAGAGCTGCCATGGGACTTCCACCGGCAGGAGAAGGAGGAAAATAAGTAAATGCCAAACACATTAGTATTACCAAAAAATTATGTAGCCAATTTAGATGAAGTGTACAAATTAGCTTCTGTTACTTCTGATCTGACCTGTGACGCAACTATGGTGAGAGCCGGTGCAAACGTAGGTGAGGTGATTTATCCGCAGATTGATGTAACTGGTCTTGGAGATTATGACCGCAATACCGGATATACCACTGGTGCGGTTGATCTGAAATGGAAAACTTCCAAGTGCAATTATGATCGTGGAACAAAAATCAGCGTGGATGTGATGGATGATCAGGAATCTGAAAAACTTGCATTTGCACGAGGTGGTGCGGAACTGATGCGTACAAAAGTTGCACCAGAGTCAGATGCTTTTACTTTTGCAACCATTGCTGCTATGGAAGGAATTTCCAAACTGGAAGGTCAGGATTTTACGGATGCAGTACAGTTCCTGGAAGCATTGATTGACGCAAAAAATAAGATGGACGAGGACGAAGTTCCGGAAGAGGGAAGAATCTTGTATGCGACACCAACACTGTTGAATGGTGTAATGGCACTGGATACTACTAAATCCAGAGAAATTCTGAATTGTTTTTCCGTTAAGAGAAAGGTACCGCAGAGCCGTTTTTACACAGCTATTGACTTGCTGAGCGGTAAAACCGGCGAGGAAGCAGGCCATTATAAGAAAAATGCAACCGCAAAGGATATCAATTTCATGATCATTCATAAAACGGCTGTCATGAAGTATGACAAGCATGTTGCACACGATATTATCCCAGCGTCTATGAATGCAGATGCAGATGCGGATATCTTAAAATATCGTAAGTATGGGCTGGTGGATGTATATAAGAATAAATGTGCAGGTATCTTCATGTGCACAAAAGCAAAATAGGAGGGAATCATGAGAACAGTCGGTGTAGGTGCTGTAAAACCGGAAGCGGACAGCACGGAGGAACTGAAAAAGGAAAATAAAAGCTTGAAGACTTCCAATACGAGATTGAAAAATAAGGTCGAGGAATTGGAGACTGAGAATGATGCGCTGCATGAGGAGAACGAATCTCTTCATGCGGAGATTGCAGCGTTAAAAGGCAAAGACTAGAAAGGTGGGAGATATAAATGTCACAGATTATCGGTTGGGAGTATTATGTCTCCCATTTTCCAGTTGTAATCCCGGAATCACAGTTTGAAGCAGTAGAGCAGCAGGCGGAGATTGAATACCGTAAGGTAGTCGGTGAGTATATGGAGATTGATCCGGCAGACGAAAAAAACGCTGTGTTCCAGATCTGCAATTTCCTATACACGAATCAGGCAGGAATGTCGGGTAAAGCTGTATCCTCGGTTAATAATAACGGCTATGTAGAAAGTTATTCGCTACAGAGCAAAGAGCAGCTTTCGGATGCCTTACGGGAGCTGATCTATGACTGCATTGGTACCAGATTGGCAGGTGTGTTCTGATGAATGATAAGACGATTACTATATTTAACTATCATGCAGCATCTAAAACATGGCACAGGACGGTAATTCGCGGTGTTTCTTACCGGTATGGATCGGAACGGACCGTAGCATCTTCCGGAGCGGTTGTGTTTACACAGCTTTTGACGATTATCATTCCGGCGGAAGCAGATACTAGCGGTAAAACGTATATCGATGCAGTTTCATATTCTGGAATGCGGAAGGAGACTCTGGGAGATTTCTGGACCATCAATCCAATGAAAAACCATGATGTGATTGTATGCGGAGATGTGAAAAGCGTGATAAGTGATGCATATACGATTACGGATCTGCAGAAAGATTTTCAGAAATCCGGAACAGTGTGCAGTCTCTCAGATAATACAGACGTCCCACTGTTAAAGCATTACAAGGTGGTGTGTAAATAATGGGAAATCCATTTAATGTACACTGCCCCAGAGATTTTGTTTTAAAGATGACTGCCGAGGGTACAGTTTCCAATGTAAAAGTATCTTTTAATCCCGGAACACAGGAGAAAATCAACAAAAAGCTGTATGAAGTGCAGCAGATGATTGATAGTGAAGTGTTGCGGAGATGTGAACCATTGGTACCGTTTGATAATGGAGATTTAATAGATAGTGGTACTGAACATACAGAGCTTGGTAGTGGAAATGTAATCTACCGAACGGTGTACGCGAGGAAACAGTATTATATTCCGATGCAGCATGAGAACAATCGTACCGAATATTGGTTTGAACACATGAAGAATAATGGTGGTAAGGCAGCAATCTTAAAGGCAGCGCAGGAGGCATTAAACAAGTGACAATATCAGAATGTATCATCGAATGGCTTGGCGAGTATCAGAAAATGGAGTTTGCCGAGTGTGCGGTTGACCAGATCGAAGCGGAGGATGGCACTTATGCCATTTTCAAAACTCCGAATAAGAATGTTATGGAATATATGGACGGCAGTCAGCTGGTCACAGAATATTTCCAACTGGTAGCACGGAAGTCAACACAGTTAAACCCAGAGCGTGTCAATAATCAGCAGATGCTGGCTAATCTGGAAAACTGGGTAGAAGAAAGGAACATGGAGGAAGATTATCCGGATCTGTCAAAGGCAGGAAAGTTAATCTGTATGGATATCGACGTATCTGATTCCAATTCCATTGTTTCACAGGAAGATGCGAGTGCAATTTACCAGTTATCGATTGCCATCCAGTATTTGAAAGAAAGAGGAGGATGTGAAGCGAATGAGTGAAGCAGTAAAACAGCTTGTAAAAAAGCATAAGATTGGATTGTTTCTGGATCCGGGAACCGGATATAAGCGGATTAAAAAGTCAGAAACACTGACCATTTCCATGAATCCGGAAGAAAATGAGTATGATTATATTGCAGATGAGAATCCGACCACAGAGGTAGACCGGTACAAACCATCGATTGACCAGGATCTGACTATGTACAAAGGGGAAGATGATTATGAGATGGTATGGCCGTATTTTTATGAACGAAAGACGGGACAGGAAGCACATATCAAATGCATGATCGTATTTATGCATGAACCGGCAAGTGGCGGTGGATATCTTGCCTGGGAGACGGATTCTGTATTATCCGTACAGGATCTTGCAGCAGTGGATAAGAAATTGAATTTTAAAGTAATCTTTGCCGGAGATATCACAAATGGTGTGGCAACCATGAGTGCCGGTGCACCGACTTTTAAAGCAAGTACAGAGGAGGTAGCAAGCAATGCAGTATGAACTGATGTACAACAATCTGTTGTATCCACTACCAAAGTATACAGCGAAGATCAGTAAGGAGATGGAGGAGATTGACAAGCAGAATGCATCCATGTCAGTATCACAGGATCGAAAGTATAAGACCATGTATGATTTTGTTCAGAAAACAGTAGGACCGGAAGCAGCCATGGAGATTTTTGAAACAGATAACTTTGATGAAGTTGATCTGAATGCGATCACTATCTCTTATCTTGGAATCCGTGCGGGATACGACAGACCGTTACTGCAGGCGAAACGTGCGGCAAACAGTATTGAAATCGATGAGAATGACAAAACCGTTCAGACAATCATGAAAATTCTTGAAAAGCCGGAAGAACTCAACAAATTGATCCAGACCGTTAACAAGATGCCGAAGAACAGTCAGTCCATGATGGGACGTTTCGGGGCATGATCAATCTGACAGAGAGATCTCTGCCGAATACCATTCAGGTACAAGGCAGAGATTTTTCTATACACACAGACTTTCGGATATGGATGCGTTTCTGCATCGAATTTCAACGATGGAAAAATGCCGGGTGCATGGGAGTGCTGGATATCTCTTATTTATTTTCGGGGGAACTGCCGGCTTTTTACTGTCTGGAAGATTATGCCGGGATATTTGATTTTGCTTTTCCGTCATGTAAAGTACCTAACGGATCAGGCGACGGTGATCAGACGCTTTATTATGAATACGATGGTGATTACATTTATGCAGCGTTTATGCAAAATTACAAGATTGATCTGATGGAAACCGGATTGCACTGGCATAAGTTTTTGGCATTGCTGAAAGGGCTTTCCGGAACAATGCTCAATGAGATTATGGGATATCGTGCTTATACAGGTGCGAAACAGGAAAAACCGGAACAGCAGTATCGGAAATTGAAGTACGCATGGACTCCGCGCCCGGAAGAGACGGAGGAAGAAAAAGAAGCAGAGGAAGAATTTAATCAGTATTTTGGAAGTTAAAAGAGCCTGAGCCACAGCGCCTGCGCCATAGATGAAAGAGGTGCAGGACATGGCAGATGGAAGTTTGCTTTTTGATACAAAATTAGATGAGACCGGTATAGAGTCTGGATTGTCATCGTTAAAAAAGACAATTGCTGCGCTTGGTATTGGAAAAATGCTCAAAGACGTATCTCAGCAGGTCTGGGAAGTTGGCAGCAGTTTTGAAACATCATTTTCCAAGGCAAGCACGTTGTTTGGTGACGTCAGTGTTGATACAGATAATTTAAAAAGTAAGATTGCGGATATGTCAAAACAGACGGGCATTTCTGCGGAAGAACTGAATGAAACACTGTATCAGGCAATGTCCGCCGGTATTCCTGTTACGGAAGATATGGGGACGGCACTGGCAGCGGTGCAGACAGCGGCAAAACTATCTGTTGGTGGTTTTACATCATCGTCAACAGCAATGAGTGGCTTGACGACTGCTATCAATGCTTATGGATTGAGCGCGG